CGATCACTCGGTTTACCGAGGACAAGGTGAACGAGGCAGAGCGGGCGTTTATCAACGCCCTGCAAAGCCAGAAGCTTGATCCGGCAGATTTCCAGAAAGTCGCGAACAGCCCGAACCGCTATGCGGAAGCTGTCAGGTGGCATCAGCGCCAGCTCGCTCAAGCAGAAATCGGTGACGATCCGGCAGCCTACAAGGCCAAGCTGGAAGCTGAACTGCGCGAAAAGATTTTGGCAGAGACACAACAGGGCGGCGACCAGCAACAGACGCAGCAGCGTCAGCCGGTCATGCCGACGAACCTCGCGGGAGCCCGGAATGTGGGCTCCAGGAGCGGGCCTGCATGGTCAGGACCTGCATCAATCGATGACATCTTCAGCCGCCAACGTGCAGGATAAGCCCTGTCGCGGCTGTTGGTGCATATCCTGAAAGGATAGTTTCCAATGGCTGACACTCGTGTTGCCTCCGGTCTTACTGTCGAGCAGTGGGACGACAAGTACTTCACCGAATACCTGACCGAAAACCGCTATGCCGGCGAAATGGGGACGAATGAAAATTCGATCATCCAGGTCAAGGAAAACCTCACCAAGAAGCCGGGCGACCGTATCAACTTCGCCCTCGTCAACAAGTTGACGCAGGATGCCATCACGGGCCGCAACGTCCTTGAAGGCAACGAAGAAGACATGGCCTCCCGTTCGTTCGAACTGGCCGTGGACAAGCGTCGTAACGCAGTCCGTGTTGCTGAAATTGATGAGCAGTACTCTGCCATCGCTCTTCGCAACGCAGGCAAGTCGGTCCTCAAAGATTGGTCGCTCAAGGATACCGAGCGCCTGATCTCGAAGGCTCTCGGCGTCATGAGCGACGGCACCACGTCGGTTCTGATGAACGCCACGGACATTGCAGCATCCGGCAATCAAACCGTTCTGGACACATGGTTCGCTAATAACAGTGACCGTGTGTACTTCGGCAATGATGCTTATGCGGCGACTTCTGGCGATCTGTCTGCCGGCCTCGCAACCCTGACGGCGGCAACCGCTGCGGAGAATCTGACTGCCGCGAATATCAGCGCGATGAAGTTCATTGCCCTGAATCGCGCCAATCCGAAAATCCGCCCGATCCGCACGGAAGCGAACGGACGCAAGTACTTCATCCTGTATACGCATCCGCTGGCGTTCCGTGACCTGAAGAAGGACACCACGATCACGCAGGCTCAGCGCGAAGTTCGCCTTGAGATGGAGAACAACCGCCTGTTTAAGGGTGGCGATCTCCTGTGGGACGGTGTGATCATCAAGGAGGATTACGACCTCTACGATTACTCGACCCTGACCGGTGTTGGCGATTCCGGCACTACCACGGTTGTTCCTGCCTTCCTGTGCGGTGCGCAGGCGGTCGGTGCCGCCTATGCGAAGCGCTGGACTTCGAAGGAACAGACCTTCGACTACGGCGACAAGCGCGGCGTAGCGATTGAGGCCATCTACGGCATCGACAAGCTTCGCTTCGGGACTGGCACGGGCGACCGTACCACGCCGAAGGATCATGGCGTCGTTACCGGCTTCTTCTCCAGCTCGACCGCCGCATAAGGAGGCATTCACATGGCTATCGGAACTGTAACTGCGGCTCAGGCCGCGCCGGGCTTCCCGGTCCACGGACATGGCTTTGGCGGGAGCGCCAAGGTCGCATGGGGCACTTACAATATCGGCGCGGCTACGGCTGACGGCGATATTATCGAACTGTGCCGCGTCCCTGCGGGCGCTACCGTTATCGGCGGCTGGCTCATCGGCCAAGACATCGATACCGGTACTGAAACTTGGGACGCAGACTTTGGATGGGCTGCGAATGGCGATGAGGTTGGCGTTCCTGACGGGTTCGGCAACTTTGGCGTCATCTCAGGCGACGCGGTTGACGGCAATGAAGCGGGTATTTTCCGCATTCTCGGCGGCGTTCTTCGTTCTGCTGGACCAAAGACCTTCAACGCTGAAACCAAGCTTCAGCTTGAAGTGAATGCGGCGGCGAATGCCGGCGGCACTGGCCGGATTACCGTGTTGGTTCTTTACGTGATGCCGTGATGCTAACGCGGGCGGTCTACGGGCCGCCCGTTTCCTTTTGAGGGTAAGCCATGTCCGACACCAAGACAGCCGATAACCTCGTCTATGAGGTCGCGAGCCTTCTCGGGAAGGCTATAGCTGGCGAGGCGTTGGGTGCGGTTGAATACGAGACGATTGACGGAAACATTGATCCGGTCTTGGCTGAAATCGAGAATGTAGTTTACGTCGGGGATCGCGACGAAATCCCGGCAAAGTACTTCCAAACCATTGCGCGGCTTGTTGCTGTCCACTCGGCTGCGAAGTTCGCGAATTCTCCGGTCGATCTTGATCAGGTGATGAGACACGAGAACCGCTTGCGGTATCTCGCCTCCAATAGTCCATCCTATCAGCCCTTGAAGACGGTCTATTTCTAAATGACCGACGTTCCTTTCCCCATCCTGTCCGCACCGGGACGACAGGTGCAGGCATCGGGCGGGAGGCTCATCAACACGTATGTAGAGAAGCTCGCGCCTACAGCAGGCAAGCAATACGGCTATCCGCGAGTGCCAGGATTGAAGGGGTTTGCGACGACGGACGGGGCTGCGTTTCGCGGCGGTCTTGAGGTCGGTTCGCTCGTCTACTTCGTCGTGGACAATACCTGTTATCAGGTGGCCTCAACGGGCGGCGCAGCGACTGCATTAACCGGAACGGTGCCGGGAACAGCGCCGGTTGTCATGGAACGGGATAATGCTGCTACGCCTCATGTCGTGATTGTCGCGCCGGGCGATGGCGCTGTTTTGATCGATGGCAGCGATGTCATTGACTACCCGGATTCTGATGTAGGCCAGCCGAATAGTGTGACGTATCTCAAGGGTGTGTTCGTCTTCACTTACGGGGACGGAAAGACCCGCAATAGCGATGTCAACTCGACTAATATCAACACGCTAAGCGTGGCAACTGCCGAGAGCAAGCCGGACACGCTTTATCGCGGCATCCCACTCGGCAACGGTCAGCTACTGCTTGTCGGTTCATCCTCGCAGGAAGTCTGGGGCGGGCAGAACGATACGGGCTATTTCTTCTCGTACATCGCGACCATCAATCGCGGCATCGTCGGGCCATATGCCATCGCCGGTCATGAGGACGGGTTCGGTAAGGGCATCTTCTTCGTAGGCGACGATTTCAAGGTTTACACGCTCAACGGCTACACGCCGCAGGCCATTTCAACGACTGACGTTGATCTGGCAATAGAGCGCGAGGCTGACAAGACGTTGATCCGCGTCGGGTGCTTTATCGCGAACGGCCATGGGTTTGTGACGGTGCAGGCTCCTACATGGTGCTGGTGCTATGAGACGGACCTTGGCTCATGGCATGAGCGCCAGAGTCATCTTGAGACGTATTGGCGCGGGATGTTCCCGTTCAAGGCATTCGACAAGTGGCTTTGCGGCGATGTGAAGTCCGGCAATCTGTTGCAGATCGACGGGCAGGCGCAGGACGAACTGGGCGATGCATTGCGCCAGCGGATCGAGACGGGGCCACTGGGAGCCTTCCCGCAGGCGCTGCGCATCAACGAATTGAACCTGTATCTGACGAAGGGCGTCGGCCTCGCTGAAGGCAGCGATCCGGTCCAGACCGATCCTGACGTGGAGGTTTCCATTTCCCGCGACGGCGGGCAGACGTGGAGCAATCCGCGTGTCATTAAGATCGGCAGGCAATCGCTCACCTCCGGCCGCAAGCGGTCATCGATCTGGGGGCAGGTTGACGTGCAGGGTGTCCGTTGGCGGTTCGATATGTCGAGCAACGTACCGTTCAGCTTTATGGGTGCTGACATGGACGCGGAGCCGCTGCGGTGAAATTGTCCGAGCTTGGGAAGAGTGCCACCGTTCGTAAGTCGGGAGATACTTACAACACGCCGCTAAGTCTTCTCGATGAGATGGCGTTTCGCCAGTGGGTTACCGACAACCATGTTCCATTTAATCCTGATGCTCAGGCACCGCAGGATTACGACATGAGGGGCTTTTACCAGGGCTTACAGCAGCAGAACCCGCATGCAGTGACTGCGACGAACCAGAATGACGGGCAGTTGCATTTTACTGATTATTGGAAAACGCCGCTTCACCGTTCGTTTTCTGATGAGAGCCAATGGGCAGGCCCGAATGCGCCAAGTTGGAACTCACTGGATCAGCTTGTGACGCCGGGAGGCCGTATCGTGTTCGATGAGCGCCGCCCACAAACGCTTGCAGACCTTGTGGGGATGCGGTGACAGCAGCACCATCCATCCCGGAAATGCCGGGGCAGACTGTCGGCGTGGACTTTGGGCAATCACAGGTAAACCCGGCTTGGTACGGATATTTTGCGGGGCTGAAGAAGCTCTACGACTATGTGAAGACGTTGCAGCCGCTATCCGATCTGCCGGCGCACGATGATACGAAGTCAGACGTTACACGGTCGATCAACGCGCAGACAGGAACGTCTTACACGTTCGTTCTGTCCGACAGCGGCAAGTGGTTCAGGTTCAGTAATTCGAGCGCGGTCACCGTGACGGTGCCCCCGCATTCCTCCGTTGCATTCGAGGCTGGGACGCAGTTTGACGGTATAGCTGCGGGCTCTGGCGCTGTTTCGTTCGCCGCTGGGTCAGGTGTCACGATCAACTCGTTCCTGAGCAACAAGAAGCTCGCGGGGCAGGGAGCAGGTTTCACGCTTGTGCAAAGCGATACAATTGATACGTGGGATTTGGTTGGGAACCTCGTCGCATGAGCCGATTGGGAGCCGGGATACTCACCGGGGGCGGCGTTCCTGGCAACGACGCATTTACGAAAATCCTGCTCCATATGGACGGAGCAAATGGCGGAACGACATTCACTGACGACAATGCTGGTGGAGTGTCGGCAACGTGGTCAACGTCAGGAAGCCCGACGACCACAACGACTTCTCCAAGGTTCGGCACCGCATCGTACCAAGGAAATTCCAGCTCTCACATTGTTTCTAACCAAGTCGCCGCGTATCAGGCAGGATCGTCAGACTTCACCGTCGATTTCTGGATGCGGGGAACCGACGCAACGACGCTGCAGTATATCTGCGGCTTTCTTGACGGCTCGCAAACGACCTTTAGTGCTGGCTGGTATATATATTATGACGCAAGCAAGTTCTTGCGGGGCACATTCGGAAACACGTCAGCGTCAAGTTTCCAAACGAACACAGGTGCAACGACCGTCCTAGACGGAAACTGGCACCACATAGCTCTCGTCAAAACATCGTCCTCTGTCCAAATCTATATTGATGGTGTTGCAACCGGATCGCCCGTTACACCTTCTGGATCGATGTATTCAAGTTCCGGTCAAAGACTTTGGATCGGGTCAGCCCCGATTGCTTTTGGCAGCACTGC